AACACCTATGCCGAGCACCTGTTGGATCGGGCGCCGGTCGAGGCCAGGCACACGATGATCCGGGCGGCCGCGACGGCGATGCGCACGCACACGGACCTGGTGAAGTTCGACTCCGATCAGGGCCAGGCGCGGGCGGAGAGCCTGCTGGACGCCCTCGCTGCGGGTATCGGGGCGGCTGCCGAGATCCTGCACGGGCCCGCCGGCGAGGAAGATCCCGAGACCACGTAGAACAATGTGCCACCTTCGTACTACGTTGGTGGCATGACTGATACCCCGGTTCGCCGACCTGGGGCCAAGCCCCGGACGGCGGCCATCCACATCCGCACAACTCCCGAGGCCGTCGCCGCGATCGAGAAGCAGGCAGCGAAGGAGCAGCGGACGTTCTCCGACATGGTCCGCATCCTGCTCGCCCGTGGGCTGGAGCGGTCGTGATCACGTCACCCTGGAGTCACCCGCAGGGGAGCCTCTGCCGAGCGTTGGCACTGGCGATGCACAAGACCAGTCCTCAGCGATTCCGAACGCCGGTGGCGAACTGGTACCGCCTGCGGGTTGCGGGCTGGTATCTGCGGACGGCAGCGGGCCGATGAGCGACGACCCGCGATCCCATGCCGAGTTCGGTATCGAGTGGCCCGGCGTCGACTGGCGGCCAGTGGAGTAGGCCCGGAGGTGAAGTGACCTCCGTCGACGTCGAGCATCTGCAGCGGGTCCTGAGCCCCAAGCAGCTCGAGGCCATCGCGTTCTGCCCTCGCCAGAAGATCAGCCTCCTCGAGGGCTCTGTGTCCGCCGGCAAGACCCTCGCCTCGCTGTGGGCGCTGCTCATCGGGATCCGGAACGCCCCGCGGAACGGGTTGATCGTCGTCGTCGGGAAGACGCTGCAGACCGCGTACGACAACGTGTTCGTGCTGCTGCAGTCCCCCGAGGTGTTCGGAGAGCTGGCCGGCCAGGTCCACTACACCCGCGGGGCACCATCCGCGCGGATCCTCGGTCGCGACGTCGTCGTCGTCGGCGCGAACGACGCGAAGTCCGAGGAGAAGATCCGCGGCAAGACCGTCGCCCTGGCCTACGTCGACGAGGCGACGCTGCTGCCCAAGGGGTTCTGGCCGATGCTGGTCACCCGCCTCCGCGTCCCCGGGGCACGGCTGATCGCCACGACGAACCCGGGCCCGCGGAACCACTGGCTCCGCAAGGACTGGATCCTCCGCGGCGACCTGGTCGAGATGCAGACCTTCAGCTTCCGCATGAGGGACAACCCGAGCCTGACCGAGGCCTACATCGCCTCGATGGAACGCTCCTTCACCGGGGTGTTCTACGACCGGTTCATCCTCGGCAAATGGACGAACGCCGAGGGCGCCGTCTTCGACATGTTCGACCCAACAATCCACGTCGTCCCCTGGATCGAGATTCCGAGACTGCGCCGGATGCCTGGCGCCGGCGTCGACTACGGCACGCAGAACGCCACCGCTGCCCTTGCTCTCGGCTGGGCGGACAACGGCAAGCTGTACCTGGTCGACGAGTGGTCCCACGACACCAAGGTCGGCGAAGCCACATGGACGGACGCTCAGCTCTCCGCTGGCCTGCGGGGCTGGCTCGGCCGGCCGCACACACCGCACCGTGACGAACCCACGCCCGAGTGGATCTTCGTCGACCCCGCTGCTGCATCCTTCAAGACGCAGCTGTACTACGACGGTCAGCGCAACGTGGCCAACGCCGACAACGACGTCCTGACCGGGATCCGGACCTTCGCCTCCGTCCTGGCGCAGGGCACGCTGCTGATCTCCGACCGATGCACGGGCCTGATCGATGAGATGCCCGGCTACACCTGGGACCCGAAGGCCGCGGAGCGCGGCGAGGACAAGCCGGTGAAGCTCAACGACCACCGCATCGACGGCGGCCGATACGCGGTCCAGTCGACCCGGGACATCTGGGCGAGCGAACTGTTGGGGGTGGCATGAGCGACTGGCCACCGAAGGAATGGGTCCCGATCCGCGCGGCGCTCGACGAATGGGATGCGTGGCTGTGCGGTGACCGGGCCCGACTTGAGAAGGCCGGTCAGGCGCACGGCGGATCCGGGTATTCCTCCGACGGCGCCACCGAGAAGCGGTTCGGCAACGGCCCGGTCGGTAGGTTGTTCCGCCGGTTCTGGGGCAAGCCGTCGGACAAGACCGAACCGAAGATCAAGGTTCATGTCCCGCTCGCCGCCGACATCGCCCTAGCCTCCGCTGATCTGCTGTTCGCTGAGCCGCCCACGATCGCAGCATCCACCCCGGACAAGCCGGAGAACCCGGGCGCCGAGTACGCGCTCGCCGTCGCGGCCGCCGACGCCACCACCGCCCGGCTGGAGAGCTACCTCAACGCGGGTCTGCTGACGGTCCTGTCCGCCGCCGCCGAGGTAGGCGCCGGACTGGGCGGGGTGTTCCTGCGGGTCACCTGGGACGCCGCGAAGCAGCGGGTTTTCACCGTCGGTGTGGACGCCGACGCGGCCCTCCCGGAGTTCCAGTGGGGGGAGCTCCAGCGCGTCACATTCTTCCGCCAGTTGTCCAGCCCGGGGGACCGGGCGGTGTTGCGGCACCTGGAGATCCATGAGCAGGTCGACCGCAACGCACCGGTCACGCCCGAGGATGAGCGGACCGGGCCGGCTGAGATGATCGGCGTCATCCGCCACCAGTTGTGGCGCGGCACCGTCACGGACATCGGCCAGCAGGTGCCGCTCACCGAAGCCCCCTCCCTGGCCGGCCTGCTGCCGCTGCTCGAGGATGGCGACACGATCAGCACCCGAACCCCGGGACTGGCGGTCGAGTACATCCCGAACCGCACCCCGAACACACTGTGGCGGAACAACCCGTGCGGCAAGGATCTCGGGGCCCCCGACATCGCCGGCTGCGAGGACTTCCTTGACCGCCTCGACGCCACCTACTCCTCCCTGCTCGAGGAACTGGAGCTGGCGAAGGCCCGTATCACCGTCCCCGAGCAGTGGCTCACCACCCATGCCGCCGGTTTGGGCCAGAGCTTCAACACCGACCGCAGGGTATTCACCGCGCTGGCGATCGCCCCTACGTCGTCGGACGCCAAGGTCGACATGTTCCAGCCGGCGATCCGCGTCGACGAGCATTTGCGGGTCGCACAGGAGTTGACCGAGGTCATCATCCGCCGGGCCGGCTACTCGGCGTCCACCTTCGGGGAGGACGAGAGCGGCGCGGCCACGGCGACCGAAGTGAACTCGAAGAACTCCCGGTCGCGTGGAACCCGGAACAAGAAGATCCGAACCTGGCAGCCGGCGATCGTCCGCCACCTGCAGAAGATGCTGGCCGTCGACGTGGTGATGGGGTGGGCCGACTCCAAGGTTGATCCGTCCCTGGTCGAGGTGACGTTCCCCCAGCCCGCGCAGACCCCGCTGGAACTGGCGCAGACGGTGGAGGTCTGGGACCGCGCTCAGGCGGTGTCGCTGTGGCTGAAGGTGTCGACGATCCACCCGGACTGGGACGACAGCCAGATCGACCAGGAGATCGAACGGATCCGGCAGGACGGCGCTCTCCCCGACCCGGCTGCGTTCGGGGTTGGCGGGGACGGGCTGGACGCTCCGGTCATGGATCCGGAGGAGCTGGCGCAGCGCACCGAGGTGATGGGGCAGCTGATCCGGGCCGGTGTCGAGCCGAACTCGGCAGCGAGGCAGGCGGGCCTGCAGGGCCTGGAGTTCACCGGTGCTGTGCCGGTCACGCTGCGTCAGCCGGAGAACGTGGCCGCAAAGCTCGAGCAGCCGTAGACCGCAGGAGGAAGTGGCCGTGCAGCGCTACCGCAAGAAGCCCGTCGACTGGATCATCCGCGGCGTGCAGGGCGAGTTCTACCCGTGCAAGCCTGACATCTTCGAAGCGACGTACGAGCGGGCATAGTTGGCTGCCGATCCGTCCGACGCCGAGCCGTACGTCGACCCGGTCCGCGCCGTCTTCGAGGAGATCGAGGCCGACCTCATCGAGGTCATCGCCGTCGCACTCGCGGCCGGTGTGAGCAGGGCCGTCCTGCAGCAGCGGCTCCTCGCCCACGTCGCAGGCTACGGCGGGCAGGTGCAGCAGCTCATCGGCCAAGCCCTGGCCGATGCGTTCACCCGAGGCCAGGAGACGGCCGAGGCTGACGCCGGATCGAAGGGCAAGCGGGCCAAGCCGCCCACCACCAACCCGGCCAAGCCGGTCCTGGCCCGCCTGATCCGGCAGGCGCCGACCATGGCCCTGCGCATCCACGACCAGGTGAACCGCGAAGTCACCGACGCCATGACCGCCGGCCGGTACGGCACCCGGAAGGCGGCCGCCGCCGACCTGTTGCAGAAGTACGCGGCCAAGGGCATCACGGGGTTCACCGACTCGGCCGGCCGGTCCTGGGATCTCGTCTCCTACGCCGAGGTGGTCACCCGCACCACGACCGCGCAGACCCTGGTCGACGCTCACTTGCAGCGACTCCAGTCGATGGGCAAGGACCTGGTGATCGTCAGCGAGGCGCCCGAGTCCTGCGACATCTGCGACGAGTGGGAGGGCGCGGTCCTGTCGATCAGCGGCCAGACCCGCGCCGGCCGGCAGACGATCGACGGCCACGCGGTCACGGTGAAGGGCACTGTCGCCCAGGCCAGAGCAGCGGGTGTCTGGCACCCGAACTGCTTTCCGGGAGAGGTGCTGGTCACCTCACCGGGGAAGGTGGACGCCGCGGACTCCCGTTGGTATGAGGGCGACCTCGTCGTCATCCACACTGCCAGCGGCAATGAACTGCCCGTCACCCCAAATCACCCGGTACTGACGCCGGAAGGCTGGGTCGCGGCGGGATCGCTCGACGTAGGCGACAGCGTCATCCGCTACCGCGATCGGGTCGAGCGGGTGATCGATCAGCCGGGTCCATGCGATGAGGAGATTCCAACCCCGATCAGCGAGGTCTACGACTCGCTGAGGCAGTCGGGCGCGGTGACGACCATGCGCGTGCCAGTTGCCCCCGAACAGTTCCACGGCGACGGGCTCGGCTCCGATGTCGAGGTTGTACTTTCCGACCGCTTGCTGTGGGACCACGTCGACGCCGAGGTCGGTCATGGCGGCCGCGATGTCAGCCTCGTTGTCGGTGATGCCGGACCCGCGACGCTCCTTACCTTGAGCTCGTCGCTCCAGATCCTCGGGGGTCCGCTTCATCCCGCGGACGGCGTCGTGAGCGGCGGCCACCTGGGCCGCTCGTTGCTCTGCCGTCATGGTCGACCACTTCATCCGTTCGGCTTCCGACCGGGTGCGGGTGGAAACGCCATGACGCTTGAACGCGTCGCTGATGGTGACCTGGTTGCGCCCGACGGCCAAGCCGATCTCCTCCTGGGTGAGCCCGGCCTCGTAGAGCTGGACAGCATCGTCGAGCCAGACCGGTCGCTGTCGCTGGGCACTGAGCAGTCGAGCCTCGCGGGGCGATCGGAGTTGGACGCCAGCGACCCTGAGTCGCTGGTACAGGCAGGGCTTGCTGATGCCGACGGAGGCCGCCAGCTCCTCAATGCTCTCGCCGGATCGGTAGCGACGGACGACATCGTCAAGATCGAACGGCGGCACTTTGCGGGGCATGTCTTCAACCTCCAGACCGAGAGCGGTTGGTACACCGCTGGATCGATTGTAGTGCATAATTGCCGTCACCGCGTCGGGATCTTTCTGCCGGGCCGGACCCGCCCGATCGAGGCGTCGAAGGACCCCGAGGGATCGAAGCTCCGCGCCCAGCAGCGATACCGGGAGCGCCGGGTCCGGGAGCACAAGCGCCGCGTCCTGGCCGCTGAGGCCGCCGGTGGCAAGACCAGCCCCGAGGCGAAGGCCGCCCGGGCCAAGCTCCGCGCCTACCAGGCCGACTTCGCCGCCTGGCGGAAGGCCAACGGGCGGAAGAACTTGACGGCCAGGACCAGCCTGACCGTCCGCTGACTCCCGCCCCGCGGGTCAACCGTCGCCACCCGAGTTGATGACCGACGGAAGGCTGACTGGCCGGGCAAATGGGTGGTCTTCGACCGGCTGCAGCGGCAGACCTGCCCGCGGGCGGGAGAACCCACCGAGAGGAGGTGCCATGCCTCCCCGCAAGCGTGAACCCAAGGACGAGCCCTTGGTGGACCGCATCATCGCCCAACTCGACGGCCAGACCCTGAGCCTCGAAGACGCCAACCGACTGATCGTCGCCATCCGGGCCCGCAAGGCCTGACCCCCCGGATCCGCGCCAGGCGCGCGGACATCGAGAAGAGGAATCACCATGACGGCTCCCGCCGCCCCCGCCGAAGCTGCTGCCACCACCTCGACCGCCCCCGCCGCTCCTCCGGCTGCTCCCCCGGTCGCGCCGACCGTCGTGCCACCGAACGCCACCGTCGCCGGCCAGGCCCCGCCTGCCCAGGGCGAGAACCTCGCCGACATCGACAAGGTGGAGAAGCTGCCCCAGTGGGCGCAAAAGATCATCACCGAAGCCCGACAGGGTGAGGCGAACTACCGCACGAAGGCGCAGGAGGAAGCCACCCGCACCAAGGCGATCCTCAAGGCCGCAGGCATCGAGACCGAGGAGACGGACCCGGCGAAGATCGCCGCCGAGCTGGAAAGCGAACGCTCCACCAGCCGCCAGCGCGCCGTCGAACTCGCCGTCTTCCGCGCCGCGTCCAGCGCCGGCGCCGACCCGGACGCCCTGCTCGACTCCCGCGGGTTCCTCGACAAGGTCAAGGGCCTCGACCCGTCCGACCAGAACGCCATCCGCCTGGCCATCGCCGACGCGATCCAGGCCAACCCCAGACTCGCGGCGGCCCCGGCGGCCCCGCAGGAACCACCCGCACCGCAGACACCGCCCGCTCCGGCAGCGGGAGTGTCCGGGGCCGACTTCGCCGGCGGGACCGGCGCAGCAGCCCAGCAGCTCACCCGCGAACAGCTCGCCGGGATGAGCCCCGAAGACATCCTCAAGGCGCACAAGGACGGTCGTCTGTCGGCCGTCATGGGCGCCAAGTAGCCCTCTGAAAGGGGGACCTCATGGCAATCACCAACTTCGTTCCCGAACTGTGGTCGGCCGCTGTCCAGGTCGGCTTCGAGAAGGAGCTGATCTACTCGCAGCCCACGGTCGCGAACCGGGACTACGAGGGCACCCTCACTCAGATGGGCGACACCGTCCATGTCACCTCGATCGGTGCCCCCACGATCCGCACCTACGACAAGACCACCGACATCACGATCGAGGATCTGTCGGACAGCGACACCGCCATCATCGTCAACCAAGGCAAGTACTGGGCGTTCCGAGTCAACGACGTCGACAAGGCTCAGGCCGCCGGGAACTTCCAGAGTCCCGCGATGGATCTGGCCGGCGCCGGTATCAAGGACGCTCTCGACCAGTACGTCGCGTCGCTCTACTACGCCGGCGCGGACGCGGCGAACAAGGTCGGCCGGCTGACCGTGTGGAACGGTGCGGACTTCTTCAAGCCGAACACCGGTCAGGTTACCGCGTACGACGCGCTGGCCGCGCTGAAGGCGAAGCTGGACGCGCAGTCCGTCCCGTCCTCCGGCCGGTACGCGATCCTGGACGCCGGCACCGGCGGCGCCCTTGCCCACGATTCTCGGCTGCTCAGCGCCGCCACCTCCGGGTCCGACCAGACCCTGCGGAACGGCATCATCGGCCGCGTCCTCGGGTTCGACGTCATGGTGTCGAACAACGCCCCGCTCGTCGGAGGTGCGGGCGCGGACCAGAACGACCGGGTGATCTGCGCCGGCGTCCGGTCGGCGGTGTCGGTCGCTCAGCAGCTCCTGGAGACCGAGGCTCTGCGGTCCGAGCTGCGGTTCGCCGACATCGTCCGCGGCCTGTCGGTGTACGGCGGCAAGGTGATGATGCCCAAGGGCATCGCCACCGCCACCATCACCATGGCTGCCGGCGTCGCGGCCTGATCTGATGCTGCTGTACGCCGCCCAGGAGGACATCGTCGCCTTGTGGGATCCGGACCGGGGCGATGTCCCGTCCAACGATGCACTCGACGGTGCCCTCCGGGCGGCATCGCTCCGGGTTCGGCACGCGACCCGGGCAGCGCGCTACGACGTCGGGACCGACGGGAAGCCTTCGGATCCCGACGTCGTGGAAGCGTTCCGGGACGCCACGGTCGCTCAGTGCCTGCTGTGGCTGGGCAACGGCATCACCCCCGACGCCCAGTTGCAGCAGCCGGCGCAGAAGGTGGCCAGTAAGTCCATGGGCGGCCGGTCGGTCACCTTCACCACGGACGACCCTGCGGTCACCGCGGCGAGGGTGCAGGCGGCCAAGGAACTGTGCGACGACGCCGCGCTGATCCTGCGGGACGCGGGGCTCGTCGGGCAGCCCTGGGCGTACTGATGTACGCCGACTGGTACGACCACACCGTCACCGTGGAAACCGTCGGCGCCTCGGGCGACTGGGGTGCCACCCCGAGCACCACGAGCACCGTGCCGTGCGCGATCGAGTCGTCCACCGCGGTCGTCATCACCCCCGAAGGCACCGAGGTCCGGGCGGTCTCGGTGCTGTACGCGGCGATCTCCGACCGGCCCAAGTTCACCCCCGGATCGCAGGTCACCCTGCCCGACGGCCGCAAGGCTCTGGTGCTGTCGGTGGACTCCACCGACTCGGACCCGGACCTGGGCGGCATCACCGTCCACCTCGCCTGACCATGGGAATGGACCTGGGCGGGATCCGGGCCCGGATGGAAGCCGCGGCCAAGGAGATGCGGGAAGGCGCAGCTGACGGCCTGGAGGAATGGGCCGAGTACGTCCTCCAGCAGTCTTCTCAGCTCGTGCCGATCGAGGAAGGCACCCTGCAGAACTCCGGCACCGTCGAGGTTGACCGGGCGGACCTGAAGGCTGCGGTCGGCTACGGCAACGGCGGCGCCCGGGACTACGCCGTCCGGCAACATGAGGACCTGTCCCTGCGTCACGACTCCGGCCGCAGCGGCAAGTACCTCGAGCGGCCGGCGATGCAGTCCCGGGCGGTCGGCGAACAGATCATCGGGGACGCCATCAAGCGGAGGCTCGGATGATCGACTACGCCGCCATCCTCGCCGCCCAGCAGAACGTCGACCCGATCGTCACCCGGACCGCCGAAGGCATCCGGCTGCTGCTGGCTCAGCGGTTCGACCCGGTCATCCTCGGCCACCCGACCAACGCCCCCGACTCCTTCACCGGCGTCGTGCCCTACCCGATCGAGGACAGCCTCTACGGCGACGTCATCCTCGGCATCCAGGTCCGGATCCGCGGCGGGAAGAACATGGGACCGAAGCCGGTCCTCGAACGGTCCGAGCAGATCCTCAACATCCTCCAGCAGTTGACCAACGTCGAGATCGCCGACGGCATCACGGTCGTCGTCTGCTGGCGCAACTCCTCGACCCCGATCGTCTTCGACAGCGTCCAGCGTCCCGAGGTCTTCGACTCGTACTACCTGCGCACCGACCGCCCCGCGTTCCTGTAGCCCCCTCACCCGCGTGCAGTGTCGCGGGGTCCATCACCTGAGAGGACACCACCATGCCTGCTCCCACCCTGACCCCGGCCAACGCGCCGGTCTCCAAGACCGCCGCCCGCTGGCGGCTGGCCGTCGACGGCGACTACGTCCCCACCACCCCGGGGTCCGCGGCCACCGATTCGGCCGACGCCTCGTGGCTGCAGGTCTTCGGCATCACCGACTTCTCCCCCGGCACCGTCGACTACACCGAGCAGGACGACACCGACTACGACTCCGTGGACGAGTCGGGCATCGTGTGGGCGTCGTCGACGACCACCGGCGCGGCGTGGACGATCTCGGGCACGGTCAAGCTCGCCGACTACGGCGGAGACCGTGACCCGGGAGCCGGCATGCTGGAGGACTCCAGCGACAGCCACACCCAGGTCCACGTCATGTGGTTCGACCGATTCGGCACGAAGTGCTACCACGGGTACGGCTTCGTGAAGTTCACCGTGCAGGGTGGGGCTCCGACGGACGTCTCGACCGCGCAGTTCGAGATCAAGGGTCAGGGCCTGCGTCGCACCGACTTCGCCAACCCGGTCGCGGCCGCGGTGCTGCCGAACGCGGTGTCCGCTTCCCCGTCGTCCGGTCCGGCCGGCACCACGATCACGGTCACCGGCACTGGCTTCGTCGGCGTGACCGCCGTGGAGTTCGGCACCACCGCGGCCCTCTTCACGGTGGACTCGCCGACGCAGCTCAAGGCGGTCGTGCCGGCCGGCGGCACCGCTGGCGCCCAGCCGATCAAGGTCACCAACGGCGCCGGCGCCGACGCGACCCCGCTGGCGTTCACGAAGAGCTGAGCCCATGCAGTCCCTCGGGCTGCCCCCGGTCATCGAGTCCTTGCCGCTGGACATCCCCATCGGCAACCCCCTGGCCGGGGGCACCATCAAGCGGTACAACATCCCTCCGATCAGCGGGCGGGACTACTGGCGCCTCCGGGCGGCCGACGCCCTCTGGGGCGAGATCGGCCGGGGCCGGTTGCAGCACCTGGCGCAGGCCACTCCGGACCAGGTCGCCGAGGCCGTCACCAACGACCGGGACCTGCGGGCCTCGGTCGTCGAGGTGATGGAATCGGAGTGGACCGCCAAGGACGTCGTCGCCGCCCCGCTTAGCCGCGAGGTCCACGACCAGATGCTCGCCGACGGCGTCCTGGACGTCTACATCAAACTCGCGTCCGCCACGGCCATGGCCTGGCACATGACCGGCGACCGCGATCTGGCCGCCAAGGTCTGGGCGGGAGAGAACCCGGGAAACCGCAGCGCCCGTCGCCGGAAGACCTCGACCAGTACGGCCGGGGTGAACGGGGCCCGACGGGCGTCTGGGAGTGGTACGAGCTCCCCGAAGAAGTCGAAGAGACGCTGACCCGGGACCCCCACGCCCCGACCATGCCCGAGGTGTGGGAACGGCACCGCCTCATCGCCGCCGACCTGCTGTCCGAATACGGAGTCGACGTCGACTCACCGTTGCTGGATGAGCGTTCCGGGCCCTGGCTGCAGAGGCTCATCGACGGCCTGTTCGTCTTAGACTGCCGGCTCACCCGGTCCCTTCACTCCCTGAGGGAGGAGAAGGAGCGCAAAGGCAAGGGGGGCCAGTGACTTTCAACGTCGGAGAGCTCCAGGCCACCCTTGGCATCGATGACTCCGGGATGGACGAAGGCATCTCCGGGGCCCTGGACAAGATGCAGGAGTTCATCTCCAAGGGCGGGGCGATCGCCGCCGCTGGGGGTGCCGTGATCGGCGCCGGCCTGGCCTTGGCCATCGCCGCTGCGTTCGAGGCGGACACGGTCACCCGGAAGATCCAGGCCAGCCTCGGCGCGACCGAGCAGGAAGCCGGCCGGCTGGGGAAGGCCGCCGGTTCCCTGTTCTCGAAGAACTACGGCGAGTCCATGGAAGAGGTCGGGACCGCCATCGTCTCGGTCGTCAAGAACATGGACGGGCTCCGCGACGTCAGCTCGGATGTCCTGGAATCCATTACCGGGCAGGTGATGTCGCTCGCCGCCGTGTTCGAGGAGGACTTCTCGGCGGTGACCCGGTCAGCCGGGCAGCTGATGAAGACCGGCCTGGCGAAGAACGCCCAAGAGGCCCTCGACATCATCACCAAGGGCCTGCAGTCGCCGGTGAACGCCGCCGACGATCTGCTCGACACCTTCGACGAGTACAGCACCGTCTTCCGGACCCTGGGCCTGGACGGGAAGGACGCCCTCGGGCTGCTGTCCCAGGGCCTCAAGGCCGGCGCCCGGGACGCCGACCAGGTGGCCGACAGCCTCAAGGAGATGCTGCTCCGCATCCAGTCGGGCGACAGCAAGCAGGCGATCTCCCAGCTCGGCCTGAACTTCAATGCCACCCTGACCGCGATCTCCAAGGGCGGGGAGTCGGCGAAGACCGCGACCGACACCGTGATCGACGCCTTCCGCGGGATCCAGGACCCGGCCACCAAGGCGTCCGTCGCGGTCGGTCTGTTCGGCACCAAGGCAGAGGACGCCCAGCTCGCCCTCGGCGCCCTGGATGTGGGCACCGCGGCGCAGCAGTTCGAGGACGCCTACGGCAAGATCGCCGGCGCCAGCAGCCAGCTGGACTCCACCGTCGGCGGCTCGCTGCAGGGCGCCTTCGACTCGGTGTGGCGGTCCATCCAAGGGTTCATCTCCGCCGCCGGGACCGACCTGGCCCCGATCCTGTCCACCGCGGCGGCCGCGTTCGCCGGCCTGTTCGACATCCTGCGGGGCGCGCTCGACTGGCTCAGCGACCTGCCCGGCCCGATCTACCTCATCGGCGGGGCGGTCGCCCTGTGGGCGGCGTGGGGCACCATCGCGGCCGGCGCGCAGGCCCTGGCCGCCGCCGTGGTCGGGCTCGGCGTCGCAGCCCGTGGGCTGATGGTCTCGCTGGGCCCGATCGGCCTGCTGATGGCCGGGGTCGCGACCGCCATGCTGCTGTTCTCCGACTCCTCCGGCGGCGCCGAGGATGCCATCGAGGGGCAGCAGGAGCGGTTCAAGGAGCTGAGGGACACCCTCGACGAGGCGACCGGCGCCATCACCGCGAACACGAGGGCGACGATCCTGCAGCAGACCGCCGGGACCGGCGTGGCGGAGACCCTGCAGAAGGCCGGCATCAGCCTGGACCTGTACGCCGACGCCGCCATGGGCAACGCCCAGGCGCAGCAGGAACTGGCCTCCCAGATCAAGGCGTCCCAGCTGGCCGCGATCGGGTCCGAGGGCGCCTTCAAGGGCATGGCCTCGGTCCTGGATGGAGCGAAGGTCTCCCAGCAGGAGCTGCTCGACGCGATCGACTCCGGCGACTGGTCCGGGGTCACCGGCAAGGTGCAGGGCTACGCCGACGAGCAGGCCCGGCTGAGCGGCAACGTCGGCGACGCCACGACGATCATGGACTCCTTCACCGCCGCGATGGGCCAGGCGCAGGGCCCGGTGCTGCAGCTCGGCGGCGTCATGATCCAGAACGGCGAGGCGACCGACCAGCTCGCCCAGGCGCAGAAGGACGCGGCTATCACCGCCGGCGACTTCGGCAACTCGGCGCAGGCCGCCTACGACCGGATCCTGTCCCTGGCCACCATCTCCGGCCTGTCCGCGGACGAGATCCAGCGGATGGGCAGCGAGGCCAACCTGAGCGCCGCGGAGATCGAGTCGATCAAGGCGGCGGCGAACTCCGCCACCGAAGGCGCATCCCCGCTGGCTGAGGCGCTCGCCTCCGGGTCCTCGGCCGCCTCCGAGATGGACTCGGCCATCCAGATGCTGCAGCTCGCCCTGGACACCCTGGCCGGCAACACCATCTCGGCTGAGCAGGCGACCCGGGCGCACGAGGCCACCATCCGGGCGGTCGCGTCCGCGGCCCGGGACAAGGCCGACGCGGACGCCGCGGTGTCC